GACGCATACGAGATTCCTGGATCTGTGGGTGCAGACTACTATTACTTCCAGAATAGGTTCAATTTTTCAAGTGTGCTCGACTTCGATCAGTTGTACGCATTCTTTTATCCAGTCATGGACTCGGCAAAGTTTTATATTAATGGGAACGATCTTCCAAATATTACGAGTGCAAATCATTCATATTACAAGTATATGACACCGTTTAGGGCGCGACTATCTCGACCGTATAGAAATATTTATACGTATTCCTTCTCGATGTATCCGGCAAATGTGGAGCCATCGGGAAGCCTGGATTTTAGTCAGATAAAGTCAGAAAAAACAAACATAGAGTTAAACCTAAAGAGTGGACTTACCGATCAATATTCATTACATATGTACTATACAGGGTATCAAACGTTTAAATTTTCAAAGGGATTCATGTCCCTCGCTTATTAAATAATGTCGTCTTGTTATCCTTAATGTATTCAATGATTTTGTTTTTGATACACCATTTGATGAAATTCAATTGCGCGAGCGTTGTTTGAATTTCATGAGATGTTCCCGGAACCGTGTACGAGAACTTTTGGGATCTACAAAACGGGTCAAAAAATCGTTTACTGTATCCATCGAGACTTGACTTATATGCACAATGCACTGTGAAGAGTTTTCCATCGGTCGTCGTGAAACTCGTATGGTTCTTCTTTGCGTAGTTTGTGATAAACCATTCGAGATTTCGGAGTGAAATTCCACTCGATTTGTCAAGGACGTTCAGTAGCGTAGATCTATTCTTTTCTTCACCGTAAAAGTTGTTGATGGCATGTAGTAGAATATCAGACTTGTTCATTACTATAGTATACCCTTCAAATCTATAAGCTTGTTTGAGGTCGAGGATGCTTCACAGGCTGGACACCCCTTCATGAATATAGGTGGAAAGCCATGTGTATGTACTGGACCACCGGCTCGAACGACGGATACTGGTTCGAAAGTCTTCTTCTGTATGAGATGTGTATCACAATACCCACCATTCTTACCACGCCGTGTACACCTATGCCCATCCTTTTTTACACCTCGACACATGAGGTTTTCTGAAATGTGAGGTATGTCTCTCAACAAAAGTTCCATGGAAATTCCATGTGTCTTTGATATCTTTTCTATGTACTGTGTGAGTCGCTCACTCACACGTTTCTCCACTTCCTCTTCAAACACCTGTGTTAGTACACTCGACATTAGACTTACTCTTTTCACGTTCGTAGTTTTTAAATAACGTTTCGATCGATGTCTTTGGCGCTTTCTTTTGACGCGGTGGTTTGTGTTGGGCAATAATCTCACCAAAGATCTCTTCTTTTGGATTATTATACAATGGATCAAGGAGGTCGCACACAGGTGTTAAAAATTTATTGAGGAAATAATAATGGTAATCGACCGGGATACCATGTTCCTCTACATATTTTGGATCCTCGGATTTCTGATACGCTTTGGCTTTGGGATCTTCGGTCTTTGTGAGAAGATAGGGCACCCGATCTCCAGATTGTGGTTCCGAACCAGGTCGTCGTTCGCGCATCTTATTATGCACCTGAACATGCGCCATATTAATATCCCAACTTTTCGCAACATCCGAAATGTGTACCGGGTTCCCCTTGACTTTGTAGGTATCCGAGAGACCCTGGCTCAACACAAGTTTATCGTTTGGAATGTCTCCGGAGAGAAGTTCAATCGCACGTTCTCTGGCCAATTGTTTAGGTGGTTCAGTATCACTCGAATCAAGAACAACGTCGAGAAGTTCTTTGCACACTTCGCGTAGATGAGGTGTGTTATCGCGACGAACAATCTGAAGACCCTTAATGTCTATGTAGTCCATGTGCATTTTGTCATCCTTTCCCTTGGTCCACAACTTTGCAGCGTATCTCTTCTTTGAATAGAGGAAATATGGCCAATATACCTTTTCGAGTTCCAAATTATTTGGTTTCTTGAAAAGTGCCGTACACTCTTCAGCCGCCTTTTCACCAATCGTCCATGAATACTCAATAGCTTCTTCACCTTTACGATCACCGACGTCAAATTCAACCATGACTGAATCGGTATTATGTACCACTAATTCACCGGGACCGATGTGAAAGTGATGCGATTCTGTCGTCAGATCATACACGTATCCATCCGTCGTACCCATGTGTTCCAATTTTTTGATAACCACGGGACATTTTCTTTGATTTGACATGGTCCACGTTTGTCTAAATATAGATGATTTATCGGTTCTTGTATTTATGGAGACATTATATCCCAAACGGCGACCGAGGATATACATACCCATAGACCCCTCTTTTCCTTTGATATCCATTCTCGTATACCCATTCGGATCTTTGTCTCCATCAGCCATGTAGTATCCGTCCCAGAATGCACGCACAACATCGATCGGCGCATTTAAGATACACGACGGAACAATTTTTTCTTTGTGTGCGTTGTAAAACAATCGACGGTATTTATTTGAAACGGTCTTAACGTCGCCAACAGCGTTAAGCTTGTAAACACCACTACTTTCAATCGTATCATAGATTCTGGTTTCAAATGGAGCAAGTTTCATCATTTCTTCGAGATATTCCATATTTGAATTATTGAGTGCCCACGTATACTTTCCATTGTATTGACCGCACGATCCATCTCCAAAGAAGAATCCCATTATTTTTGCTTCATCGACCGAGACATCACTCTTCACGTCTATGAACGCATCGACGCAATTCCCATGCAAAAGTCGAGTACCCAAGGTGACTTCAGTTGGTTTAATCATAGATGCATCTTCGAGCAAAAGACTGTGATCTTCCGTAACGTCGACGATACCCGTGTGTGTGACAACGCGATGTATAACTTTTGACGTTTTGTGTCGAACGATTTGTGTAATGGGTGTGAAACCACGTTCTGTCCATACTTCAGCGTCAATCTCCGCGACTTCCTTTCCGTCGTCTCGGATTTCATACATATCCACAAGTGCATCTATGCGTGATGTCTTGATTTCACCATCCACACGAACTAATACCGGTGTATCAGGTGTGACTGAGTCCCCGTACCTCACCTTCGCCCCCGGAAAGTTCTTTTCAACATAATTCTTTGTTTCTTCAATCATAGACCGACCCTTCGACGTCGTCGTCGATGCGATGGGTACACATGGTAACATACCCTTCCCAGCGCCCGTGAATCCATAGACAGAGTTCATGGAAATCTTATACGCCAATTGTTTTCCATTAAACATTTCCTTCATCGCACCGGTCGATGCCGCCATATCCTTCTTTGCTTGTTTTCTAAATTGTTTCAATTCCAAAAGAATGCTCGGTAAAAGACTCGGAACATCCTGAGCGAATTTGTACTTTTTACCACCAACTTCAAAGACTTCATACGTCACACCGGGTATGTTTCCATACTTTTTCTCATCCATGACCCATGTAGAATAACATAGATTATGCGCCATGATGATCGATGGATACAGCGCTTCGAAATCGAGGGCGGTGATGGGTGTATAGTACGCCCCTTTTTGCGCATCGAGGACCGTCGCACCCTCGTACGGTTCTTCAGGAATGGCGCCGTATTTAATCGTCGGGACCATGAATCCCATTTCACGCGCCTTCTTTGTCAATTGTGAAAACACCTTGATTTGTTGTCCCCGTTCAACCAGATAGTTGAGTGGTACCCACGTCGCCTTGGCCATTTCCAAAAGGTTCAGAAGTGTACACAGATGTTTTACAAGTCTGTGTGGAAGCAAAGTATCCTTGATACAATATTCCGCGACTTCTCGTAATTTCACAGGATCTTCCTCTTTGTATCGCGCAAACATCTCTTTGGCAGGCATATCAATCTTTTGATCCCCGAGATACAACTTTGAAACATTGTCCAACTTGTATGAATCGAGCTTGTACCCCTTCTTGACTTCATGAAACAAATCAAAGATGAATCGTCCAGGCATCGGAAGGAGTTTAAGTTCATTATCTCCGAGTGCACTCGACGAGAGTTTCTTGTATACCATTTTACACTCGTGTTCCTTGAGTCGACCGAGTTCATAGAAATCGGGGTCGCATCCAACCAATTGTGCGCGTTGATAAATGTATTCCATATCGAAACCAAAGATGTTCCAACCGGTAATGATGTCCACATTCTTTTCATGAAGATACCTTTGGAATGCATGAAGCATCTCACGCTCAGTCTTGAAGCTCACGATGTTTGCACCTTCTAGGTTAGGGTCCGTGTTTTTGTAACACAGACACGTTTTATCATAGGGTACATCCGAGCCAAACGTACACAGAGAGATTGCGATTTGAAAGCATGCGTCTCCAGGAACGAGTGCATTTGGAAACTTACCCGTCGAACTGTTTGATTCAATATCAAGCGAGGCCACAACGAACGGTGCGGTTTCATTCTTGTCCACGGGTGTGAGTGTTTGCCAATCGTTACAGAAGAGATCAATATCCGTACGTGCGAGATACGATCGAATGCATTTAGACCCAGTATCAAGCCACCCACTCGATTGAATCCCGGTTCGGTGCATGAACCTCAGGACAGGATCGATGTTTGATTCGTACACGTGATATTTTTTGAACTCATCATTATACATGAACAATGAATTCACCTTGCGTCTCGCCACGAGACTTTTGAAATTTAGGCGCATGAATGCAAACTTTTCATTATTTTGAAACCCCCACACATCCTTTTGTTCGGTCAAAGAATATGACGTCACATGGTTAGGTCGAAGTTTATTCAGTTGATCATACAGGAGCTGAACTTGTTGTTGTGAAGTTCCAGACGGAAGTTTTACGAAGAAGTACGGGTCGAAGCATGTCGTGACACAGACCGACTTTCCTTGCTCAGTCTTTCCGAAGATACTGATCAAATGTTCGTCTCCTTCTTCAGAGTCTCGTGCCTCCCACGTCAGTGCTTGGAAGACCACCATTATGTGTTGTGTATACATCGAGCCAAAATTTTAATATGCTTATTATATAAATGTCAGCAGCCTTGATTGATCTTGTATCTAAGGGTGCCCAGGATGTGTACATCACGGGTGAACCTCAGGTCAGTTTCTTCCGTCAAAACTACAGGCGTCACACGAATTTTTCTATTAAGCCGGAACGCATGGATTACATTGGTACTTTCGGCTCCAACAATGAAGTCACCATTCCGATTCGTTCCAAAGGTGATATGCTTGGATACGTATGGATCGAAGCGCAAAATATTTCCAACGTCGCGACGAACACCGATGGTTTGTTCTCTGCGAATGCCGCCAAGCCTACGGAGTTCCTCTTGTACATTGGTGGCCAAGAAGTCGCGCGTCTCGATTCTTTGTACATCCAGGGTGTGCACAACATCGTCTACAAAGAAAACCAAGCCCGGGCGTCTGCGACTGTCACGACCACTGAAATTAAGGATAACGCGAAGGGTGTTGACGGCGCGTCTGATTACTACTTGATTCCATTCTTCTTCAGTGAAGACTGGACCAAGTGCCTCCCACTCGTGGGTTTGCAATATCACGAAGTTGAAATTCGTGTGAAGTGCCGCGATGGGTTCACGCCTGCTGAAACGCCCAAGGTCTACGGTATGTACGCGTACCTCGACAGCGATGAACGCAAGTTTGTCACTGAAAACGAACACGAACTTCTTATTACCCAGACGCAATACCAAATGGCGTCCAACACTGATACCGAAATCGATCTCACGTACTTTAACCACCCGACCAAGGCGATTCACTTGGTTTCCGGGAACGCCACTGCGGGTACGTGGGACACGATGTACACGTTTGATGAAGCGAGTATGTACATCAATGGTGTCGCGCTCTTTGAAAATATGTCCAAGACGTTCCACCACAACCTCGCACACGAAATGCACGCCCAAAACCTCGCGGATTCCACCTTGGACACTGCACCGTTGTTCACGTGGCCGTTCTGTTTGACTATGAACAAGTCACAACCGAGTGGTAGCTTGAACTTCTCTCGCATCGATAGCGCCAAGCTTACGTTGACGAACCCGACCGGTGGTAACCAAATGCACCGCGTTTATGCGGTCAACTATAACATTCTTCGCATTAAGAATGGCATGGCTGGGGTTGCGTTTGGGAACTAATTTCTACTTTATACATATTCACATTCGACACATTTTTGTCGTCACGACTGTAATATTATTCGTGACGACAATGACATTATTTAAAAATAACAGTTTATATTTAAGTAGAAGAATGGACCTGGTTCCAATCAAACTCATCAAGAACAAAGATGTTCGTAATCGATTATTGAAGGTGAAGCTCGAAACCAATGAGATTGATACGAGTGACTATATCGAGAGTCGTATGAAGACGAATGCCGCGGCAAAGTATCTCATGGCGATCGAAGATGCGAGTGAAGTAGCCAAGCAACTCATTCAAGCGCGTGGTATTTTTGAAAATATTGCAAAGGATATCAAAAAGGAATCGAATTATGATTTCAAGTTTAATTGTCGTCGAACGTCTCGCATGACGAAACCGATTTCATCGCATCATAAAGGTATTCAATATCTTCACATAGCACACACATATCCCGGTGGTGATGGACATTATGCACTCGCAAAAGTGAATCATAACAATAAAGTGATTCATTTATTCAATTCAATGGGCGCGGGTCGTGCAGAATTCAAGAATGAACTTCGAACCGTATATGGAAATACATATACCATACGAAACAAGACTGCTACATTTCAACCGACGGGAGGATTTGTCACCACGGATGTGGACAATTATAAAGAACTTCTTCGAAATACAAAGATCAGTGTACGCAATGTCGAAAAGTCATTTGAGATTTCTCAGTATGATGAAATGTCACAACACCACTTTTGTTATATCGAAGCATTCATCGCCATGATGCATGACACACTTGGAACGCCGCTCGGACCAAAAGACCCACGAGACCGACTTGTATTCATAAAGCGTGTGGTATGGGGTCTCATTCACAAGTATGTACCACCATCTCAACGAAAGACTCTCAAATGGAAATACTTTGTGACGAACTTTCCATATTATATTAGAGTTACGAACGCTGAAGGTAAAAGGTTCAAGTTAAATCACATCGCACAGATACCGAATGGTGAACGAATGCGACGAAGTGTGGTCAAGATTGATTTCACGAGTGCCATCAATAGTTCTTGGTCTCTCACGCAAATTGTGAATTGGGCGGGAAGTAAAATATGAGTGTATTATAAATGGTTCTTCCATTCATCCTTATCGGAGGTCTCGCGACAGCGGCGGCATACACATACTTTGGTGAAAACCTTATCACTTCCCAAGAAGCCAAGAGGTTGATTCGTTCAGGAAAGATAAAGAAGGTCATCGATGTTCGTACGATGGCGGAATACAGAGCTGGTCACTATCGCGGCGCGCTTCACATACCTGTGAATAAGATCAATAGGAAGACAACGACTGAACTTCCAAAAAAGGGTTTGCTCGTCTACTGCAACACTGGACAACGGGCCAGATTTGCGGCAGAGAAATTAATTGATTTAGGTTTTGAAGATGTGTATTACATTGCTGGTCACTACTCAAGCCTCAACTGAGACCTTCGATAACCTCTTTCGTCTTTTCATACATTCGCTTCGCGTAGAATGTCTCATCTTGAAGCTTTTCCCAAATCTTCAATCGATACTCCAAGAAATCCAAGAATCTCTCGGGGTCTCGTTTGGACTTGTAGCGAATCTTTTCGCCTTTCATAGCCTTATCCATCGCAGCCAACTTGGCTTCGAACATGCGCTTGTCCATCGCATCTGGACTCTCGCGGGATGTGACTTCTTCCTTTTTGAGCGCCATTTTGTATTACACGTGTGACATCTTTAATTGATTGTAAGGAGTGCCTTGTCTCGCCACGCGATTACTGTATTTACACTCACACCCAATTCTTTAGACATAGCTTTCAATGTGAGACACTTTCCGTAATAGTTTTTAAGGATGTATCGACTTACATCATCAAGATCATCTAAGAGAATGTCATATTCTTTGTCATAGTATGACGGGATGTCATAGAACTGAAGTTCGTCATATGTAGTTGTTCTACTCAAACAATTTTTACAACTCCAATAAATCCATGGATATGCATACGTGGTAAATTTGAAACCCATGTCCGGGTTAAACTTTTGAGCCGCCCGAACGAGACCGTGTAGTCCCACGCTATTTATATCCTTTTTCGTATGTATACCACGTTGTCGTGGGTACGTTTTATAGTATACTTCATTTGAAACTTTATAAGCAAGTTTGATGTGATTGGCTATCAGTTCCTTCTTATAAAAGTTCATCTTATATTTTTTATGCATGTATACTTTAGGTATGTTTGTAAAATGTATCAGACTATTTGAGTCTTACCCCGAGGACTTTGCGTAACTTTTGGAGGATCGCGTTATCCGGGATAGCCTTCCCAGACTCATATGAGTTGATGACATTTGCTGGAACACCCACAGCTACGGCTAAATCTTTTTGTGTTTTGAAACCTTTAGCGATGCGCGCTTGTTGAATCGTCTTCGCAACCGAGAGTGACACTTTTTCGTGGGTTCCCAATTCCGTTTGATCCAACTTTTGAGCTTGTGTAACTTCACGGTGAGGCACTTTTGTTTTTTGACTTGGTAACGTCTTACCGTGAATGACAACAGGATTCCAATCTTGATGTTGCATATTTATTATGAAGTGCTTCTATTTTTTAAGAGCCTATCAAGTCTTTCCTTTTCCTTATTCGGAAACACCGTGAGTTGCATGACCTCACCATCCAAGTATACCTGTCCGTGATTCTTCAGTCTATCACATTTCATCACTTGACCAACGCGCACGATATTGACTCTGGTCATCTTTACATTCCCAGTCTTACTATGATGGATCGCGAGTAGAGCTGCGTCTCTCTTTGTCTCTTTGGGAAGGACATCTTCTTCGTGGCACACAATCACATGGGCACCCGGACCTCCGTCAACGTGCAACCACCACTCCCTCGGGTAACTCGAAAGGGTCAAATCATCATTCTCCTTGGCACCTTCACCCACCTTGATTTGAATACCGTCATGGGATGTGTATGTCTTCATACACATTTCACAAATATAATCTTTAATAATTGTATACCATGAGAGACCCAGCCAATAATAATGCGGTACGAATCAATAATTCAAACAATCACAACTATGTGTGGACCAACTCCAACTCAAACACAAATGAAAATAACATTGGCCAAAACAGACCGCGCGTGATTGACCCCAACAATCTTAGGCGTATGCGTAGAGCGCGCATGTCTTTCGTAAATGCGGGGCTCGCACGCCGACTCAACTTTGGGAACAATAGACCAAATACATCCAACTACACACAAAACCAAAACAAGGTAAAAAATAATACATCAAATAAGATTCCTTGGAAAAACATGAATGTAAAAAACTTTCCACGGGATCCAATCACTCTCGAAAATATGAATAATGCACAAAAGGCTGTGAAAATTAACAAACTGTATCTCACACCAAACTCTTTCCGTAAATTGGCACGGATGTCTATGACAAGTGCTCTCAACGCAAATGGTAATATGGTATTGTTCAAAAATCCAATGACCCGTGCTAATGTGAAGAAAGGAGATCTTAACTTTGTCATTCTCAGACGCGCGAAGAACACATAAAATTATTGATGAAGTACAGTATAATGCGCGTTGTACTTACTCCAAGCCTGTGCCCAGCTCATAAGTACAGAGTGATTCTCCCAAATAAGAAAAGTATTAACTTTGGACAGGTTGGTGTTGAACATTACACGGATCACCACGATTCTCGACGCATGCGTACACATCTCATCGAGAAGGGTGCTATTGTTCCAGAGAAACTACAACTGGAGACGGACATACACGAAATCCATCGGGGTATGCTCATGATTGATCACAGTACACGCGAGGATTGGGACGATTGGTATTCAACCGAATATTGGGAGAGGTGGATGTTATGGTCCTATCCAAATATCGATCATGCAAAATTGTGGATGGCGATGCGAAAAGATATTTTATTTATGCCCGTGGCGGAAGATTTGTGGTACAATAGTTATTAAACTTCTAGTCTGATCTTTCTTCCATCGGCTAAGCGAATATCAATTCGCGCCATAAACTTAAATGCACGTTCCGCCCACGTGTCGCCATCGAGAGCCTTGATGACGTCACGCATGACCTCGTTCGCACTCGAGTTTCGTATGTACAAATAAATACACTCACCGTCATCGTACTTGTAATTGGCTCTACACATCCACCCACAGAATTCATTCTTTCGAAATGACATTCCCTTCCGCGGGTCATCGGTGATGGATGGAAACATCCCAGACAGTAACGTTTCTGTCTCTATGCACTGGAATATCATCTTTCGAAGGTCTTGGAAACTTACATCCTTATCATCGATGACAAAATCTCCATGCCAATCCTTAATAATGGCTCGAGTGACTTTGGCGTCCGTATAATCGACAGACGTGGGATCGAAGGAAATTTGTGCGAGCATGTTTATGTTTACTTTTAGATGGAGTTTCATGACTTAGGCACCCGTAGACCCAAAACCACCCGCACCTCTCTCGGTCTCCTCGAGGAAACCAATTTCGACAACTTCTGGTGTATCGCATTTCTCAAGAATGAGTTGCGCGATACGATCACCTTTGTTTACTTCAAAATCAGCGTGTCCGTGATTGAAGAGTATGACCTTAACTTCACCCGTATAATCCGGATCGATGACACCCGCACCGACTTGAATACCATATTTCAGTGCGAGACTAGATCTCGGTGCAACGCGACCATACACACCCGGCGGAAGCACTACCGCGATACCGGTAGACAGAAGCGCACGGTGTTTGGGTGGGATTACGACTGTATCAATGCTATACAAATCATAACCAACAGCGCCACCAGATCCACGAGTCGGGAGCCGCGCTTCATACGCGAGCTTTTTGACTTTCATGTTTCTATGATATTCGCGAACCTAAGCTTTATAAAGCTTGTGGACAAATGTACAACAAGTATGCGCCTCCTCGATCAACCAGAGCTCGTGCTCGCCGAAAACGATCACCATGATTGGAAACTCTCCGTCTATCCATATTACACCGAACGATTTTGTCTTCAAGAAGTTTCGATGGGTGGTCCAAAACAAAAAACCGTGACGGATGCGTTCGAAAAGCTCGAATGTCACGTCGGGGACCGACTCGAAGATTTTGTCGTTCGAAAACCTTTGTGTGTTCTTCCGAAGGGTCACGAGGGGAAATGTGTTGGGAATTATCCATGCGCGTGTTCGAAACTCAATTATATCACCGTGAGTGAAGGTGAATCTGAAGGACCTTTGAAGAATCGAATCTCTCGATTGTTTCCCATCCGACTCAGTAAGAAGACCACGTCACTCTTCAAAAAACTCGGACTCTCAAAGGTGGCGGTGCCGGTGGCGAATTCCACGACACCCGAAGGCATGGCGACGTGTCTCATAGACATTCACACATACATTCAAAAAGTCAAGGGTGAAGGATTCGAACACCCGACATTTGAACACCACTGGATACACATGTCGACCATGTATCCTCATATGTGCCGCGACGGTATTCTCGTGTGCCCAGTCACGGGTGATCCAATCACCATGCACATGATTGGACTCAATGCACGGGAAAATGAAGATGGAATCGAGATCGGTCATCTCGACTGTCGATGTGAACATCGATTCACGATACGGGGTATGAATGTGTTTTTGATGACGCGTAAAGGGAATCGTCTCGTGGGTGAAAATCGTTTCGATTCAACACAATTTCGGGAGGATCTCGTACGCATCGGCCGTTATGGAACTTAAAAAGTCTAGTGCATTCTTATGTAATGGTAGTACACATTCATCATGGTGACTGCTTAGAAAAACTCGATATCGTTGAAGATGCGAGTATACAACTCGTGTGTATAGATCCACCTTATAATATAGGAAAAGATACGTGGGATACCATCGATAACTATGTCGAATGGTTCACGACTATCGTACAAAAACTTGAAAAGAAGATGAAACGAAACGGAACTTTTATGTTTTTCCACAATGATATGGAACAGATATGTGAACTCATGCTTTCAATTAAAAAGAATACATCACTCGTGTTTCGAAACATGATCACATGGAATAAACGGTTTGTCGGTTCATCAAAGAAAGGGTATCTCGATGGTTACGTCGTGAAGAATGATATGCATAATTGGAACAAGATGTGTGAATACATACTCTTTTATACATTCGACAATTCCGAACGCATTCGCGCGCGTCGTCAAGAGCTCGGTGTCAAACAACTCGACATCTCGCGCGAGATCCTTTCGAGAACGGGTGGTTTGACTGGATGGTACTCAAACATAGAGACTGGGAAGAATATGCCAACGCGCGATACGATTAAACCCATTGAAAAGTTTTTAGGACTCACGTATGACGATATCGTACCAAAGTTTAACAATCAAAAGACTGATCATTGTGTATGGAATTACGACATGGCAAAACGTAACGAGGTACACATCACACCCAAACCCATCGATCTTTTAGAGAATATCATTCGTCACACGACGGATGAAGGCGATCTCGTGCTTGATTGTTTCGCCGGGAGTGGATCCATGGGACGCGCGTGTGTCAATACGGGACGATCGTGTATCCTCATTGAAAAGGAATTAAAATATGTAGAATTCATTCAAAACCAATTTAAGGAAACTACACCCAAGGACATTAATGAAGATAGCGTGGCACATTCATAACGCGGTCGTACCACCGAAGAGCGACTATGAGAAACTCAAACGCAAAATCAACCAGACGACGCTCGGCTATGGCACGGCGATCACGTCCATGTATTTCATCACACACGGCGCCGAAGAAGGCGTCTCGGCAACACTCGGGGTCGCGAGTTCGTTGGCGTACATTAATCTTCTCGCACAACGCGTCGATACCATCGAATATCCGTCACCTTTTCAGAAACAGTTACTCACACCCGTCGGTACGGCTATTTTTGAAACGATGTGGAATCACGCACCATTCGCATTCGATTTTGATTACGGTGCGACGTTTGTTGGATTTTTAGCGTACAAGTTTGCACTTTTGGCTGTCATGTATGAAGAAGTTCGAAGAATGATCATCGACGAGGAAAAGTTATGATTTTTTTGTGTCGGTGTAACACAAGATAATGCTTGGTTGGGTTCTTATAGCGTTGGTCATTGTCGTGTTTGTATTTCGAAGAAAGAAACATATGTTTTGGGGTCATCAACCAGTTTCACGCGATGCGTTGCGTTGTGAGGGTATGATTTCGCATACACACCCACAACCCATAGATGTAAAGAACCCTGATAGAATCGTTACGGTGGAGCCACTGAAACGTGCATTTCACAGAACACTCGCCGATTTTTTGAGTAGGCATTATGTCAAGGATTACAGATACGATTCACATTTTATTTCATGGGTTTTGAACTTTCCATACATGACACGAAACAATATCATAAATCTCTTTCAAAATGATACACTCACGGGTAACATTATTTCGAAACCATATCGTTTACACGTGCGTGGTATTCCACTTCATTCACAATATGTTGATATGTTATGTGTTCATAAGGGTCATAGAAACAAAAACTATGCACCTGTGCTCATATCACAATTGCTCAAACATTCCTTTATCGGTGATCACAAAACGTACATATATAAAATTGAACAAAAACCACTTCCATTTAATTACATATGTAAAGCGCGATATTATTTCAAACATGTGGACGATTCCACATCGAGTCACGCGTGTCGATTACGTCGAACTACTACGGAAGATATCGAATACATACGTACATTATACGACAAAGAGTCTGTGAAGTATGCATGTTTTCCGAGTTTTGATACGAATCAAATGAAATACATGTGCACGTCGGTAGACAGTGTCTATGAATCATTAGTCATAGACGTCGGGGGTGAGAATAGAGGCATCGTTATGTTTTCTATAAATGACTTGCGTCATGGTCGTGGTAAAGTCGCTGAAATTTCGCTACTTTTATGTGAAAACTCATATCATATCGAAGCTGTGAAAGCTCTAATTCAATATTGTCACGCGATTAAAGTAAATGTTGTATTGTGTACGAACATAGGACAAAATCACGCGTTCGTGAAGTCCATGGATTTTAGTGAGGGTATGGATGTTTATTTTCATATGTACAATTATCATCTAAACAAACCATTAGAGCCGCGTGAATTACTTTTCAACTTTGTGTAGATTTGCATTCGCTGTGTGCCATGTTTTTCCTTTCATGACGAAACTGTGCACTCTCGCGTACGCCCACGCCTGTGGAGAAGCGCCCGGTCGGTGCCCGGTTCTCCACGCGGCGAGTCCTCGATCGTATACGGTTTTAAGTGTTTTCAATGGAATCTTTGTCGCTTTTGCAATCTCTGGAAGTGATTTGACGTTAGACCCATACTTCCTTCTAAAACGCTGAGTATACGAGGATGTTCGGGTCTTTACACCCGTGTCCGTCTTGAAATGTGTGTAGTCCTTCTTGAGCATCTTCGTGTACCTAGTTTCTACATCTTTGAGGGTCTTGAGACCTCTAAAGTATTTAAGGGGTGCATATGTGGGACCCCTCGTTTTACGCAGCTCCCGCACTTTCTTGACAATCTCCTGATCCGTGAGAGTCATCTTAATTATTGTGTAGAATAAAATCATCAAAAGTCACCAACTCCCCATTGTCGATGAGAGATGTATATTCATCATCACTCGTAGGCAAACTTGCCTCGTAGTGCACGCGCTTCATGTACATGTCCATGTCGTCAAAATATCTGAGAAGTTTGACGAGATCTTCATCACGCGCGGTATCCACCATCGTATCAAACTTTACTTCTGAAAACTGACCGCGAGTCATGAGATTCTCCTTGATGCATTCTTCGATGGGGCACTCTGGGTCGGCGTCAATCTCATCAGCTTTACAAGAAGAACTCATGAGAACACGAAGACCACCACCGATCTTCTTGAGGAACTGCTTCTTTTCGGAGGTGAGGGGCATTTTTTGAACTTAAAAATGCAATTACGTCTTGTGACTTAGGTGCTTGACAGCGGCAAGAATGTTTGGAAATATTTTATTGCCGAAACGAACTCGGCCTGTAGACACGGACATCCATCCACATCGACCATTCAATGTACACCGGTGAATGTCAGGCATATAAAAAGTAGAGATTATTTTATTCCAAGAGCAATGGGGCTCACGATTATTATGGGAAATATGTTTTCAGGTAAAACGTCTGAACTTATCCGACGACTTAAGCGCTATAAGATCATTGGAAAGAAGATTGTCGTCATTAATTCCAACAAGGACACGCGATCTGAACAAGAAGTTTTACAAACACACGACGGTGTACAGTTTCCATGTCTCAAGGTTCCACACATTTCACACTGTATCATTCGCCAAGAGTTTTGCGATGCCGATATCGTCGCCGTAGATGAAGCGCAATTTTTTACAAATCTCAAAGAATTTGTAGAGATGTGTCTCTTTCTCGGAAAGTCTGTCATACTTGCGGGTCTCGATGGTGATTATCGTCAGAATAAGTTTGGTGAAGTGCTCGATTGTATACCCATGGCCAGTGATGTCATAAAACTATCGGCGCTGTGTATGGATTGTCGAAATGGAACACCCGGACCATTCACGAAACGTATCGTCGATGATGACACACTTGAACTCGTCGGTGGGAAAGATATCTACAAGGCTGTGTGTCGCAAACATTTAATCTCCAACTAATACATAATGAAAGAACTCCTGAAACAAAAGGCGCCATTCATGTCCAAGGTGTTCGCGAACCTGATTCTTCAGGGTAGCATTGCGTACACGGCGGCTTTGCAACGCAGTCCGCACGTCGCGCGTAACATTCTTATGTACACACTCATGTTTCTCATGGCTGTGCTCGCCATGGTTTTTGCAAACTTGTCCATTCAAGTTCGATTCGTACTCTTCACGATTATTTCCATTTTGTTTGGTTCAATTCTCGGTGCTGCGCGTAATCTCGACAAGGATACCATCCAAGAAACGCTCAGTGATATTCTCGGTGTTTTCGTCGCCATGTTCGCGCTCGGTGTAATTTCCGTCCAATTCAATGTGGATATCTTCCCCTTAGCACTTCTTTTGTTCGTGGGTCTCATTGGTCTCATGGTCAGTCGCGCGGTCGTGTCAAAGGAAAAGAAGGGTGCACTGTCCAAAGCCTTTGTCATTGTGTTTGCCATGTACATTCTCGTCGATACGAATGTCATTCTTCAAAGAAACTATAGCGGTAATTTCGTCGACGCGTCGTTTGACTATTTTACCGACGCCACACAGATGTTTTCGGGATTAGTACCGGCGAATATCTAAGATGAGTGTGATGCGTCGCGCGTGACCTCGCTTTTCAAGGGCGTGGTAGCGCGCGTGATCAAAGAGAAACTCTTCACCCGTCATGTGCATGTGCACACCGTATTCCGTCTCTAATAGACAATCTTTTCCACTCTCGATCGTGAGATGGTATCGCAGTTGTGTATTACTTTCGGCCCGATGTGGTGGAATGGTTAAGGGACCTTCGATCACAGAAAACACGGCAGTGGTTTCATCTACACATGGAATCGATTTTAAAAGTGCATACACCTTTGGAAAATCTTCCACTTTGTAGTAATAATACGTATTCTTCTTCTCGAACCATTTATCGAGATCGTGGAAATAGTATTTATGTGTTTTCGAAAAGACGTTGTAAAATTCACGACGAATCGCCCAAAAGTTTGCCTTGACTTTCCATAAACTATCGTAATCGTTATGATTGTACCGTTGTCTATGCATGAATATATCCGTGATCGTGTTTCGTATACCCACGAGCGGTCGCCACGGGTTTTGAAAATACAAAAGATCGATCGGTGCCTTAAAAAAATCACACAGGATCAGGACCACGATGATCACCCACATTAATTTCTTCGTACATAATAAAAATGCCTGGATACAAGCAATCCGAAATGTTTGCCCCTCAGCCGACCGAAGATAAGCCCGACATGAAGCGCCGATTCGTTGTTCCACGATTTACCATGATTCAGTGGACCATCATGGCCTTGGTCGCGTACGTCGCGTTCCAATACAGAAAGCTGAACAAGCCGGTCACGACGACCATCATGTTCGCGATCGCGCTTTTGCACATGTACGACCACCTCTTCCTCGTGAAGCGTGGTAATGAACGTTTGTTCCTTTTGCCTGGTGAAAAGAAGGAGGAGGGGTATTGCGCGATGTGTCAAAAGTAAATGTTGGTACACAGTAAGTACCAATGCGCGTCAAAATTATTGTAAGCCCGGATCGAAAGAAGAAGTTCCGGGTTATTTTACCCGGTAACAGGACTGTTGACTTTGGTGCCCGTGGATATTCAGACTACACCAAACACAAGAATCCCTCACGTATGCGTTCATATGTCGTGCGACACGGTGGACGTTTCATCGCTGAAACCGATCCCAAAAAAATTCATACGCGCATGCTCACCGTTGATACGAGTGATAAAGAACAGTGGCGACTCGGGGGTGTCGCGACGGCTGGATTTTGGTCTCGATGGTATCTATGGAGCCAACCATCGATTCAGGAAGCGCAGCGATTCATGACGAGACGTTTCGGTATTACATTCATTTAATTATTCATGAGACCTCGTCGCTTGAGATTTGCCTTGAGGTTCGCCATGAGCGCAGCGCGAGCGTTAGTGGTCCGTTTTGGTGAAGACGACGTCTTCTTTGGGACCGGTGGGGCCGGTGGGGCCTTCGGGGCCTTCGGGGCCTTCGGTTGCGTTTCAGCCAAGACCGTTCGACACACGCGGATAAACTTTTTCGCGTGTTTGGCCTGATTTTCAAGGCTCATCGCATTCATGATTTTCGTCTTAAGTTCTTTATCAGAGAGTTTCACGCGTTTACCTTTCACATCCTTCGTGACACGAACGCCTATTTGCTTGGCCTTTTCTTTGATGTCCATTTAATATATACGAGGAAAATATACACCAGCTCTCGTAGCGGCGTCATCGATTTCATCAACCATTTCCCATGCCCATCGACACTCTTGGTCCGTTCCGTGTTCACATAGACCGTGTGCGATATCCAATGCCTCGACAAGTATCATTTTTAAACGCATTTGTCGAGGTGTTATTTGTTTTTGTTCCCTGAAATACGGTGCGACGTAGACTTGTTCAAGTGCGACACGTGTAATTTCAAGACGTATCTCTTCTCTCTTCAACGCCGCGACGATCGAACGTTGGCGTCGCGTGGGTCCTGACGGTGGTGGTGACCAATATCCAAATCGTTTCAGTGTCCGGACCATTTTAGTCTTTCTAGAAGTCTCCGAAATAAATACGGCGTTAATTCACTTAGGGATCCATATGGCACGTACACATAGTCTGGAAAATCATCATCCATACCGAGCAATTGTGCGATGGCGTAGCGATCGTGTGGTACAGATCGAATGGTTTGAATGTCTTGCTTGTTATGTGTCGCCGCGAGTGTGTGTACGTGTGGTCCTGCGCTGAGTGTCATGTCAAATCCACGGCGAAAGGAGGCGTCCACGGCGTCCTTCGTCGGAAGCAGTCCTCGTTGTTTTCCGAGATACGCTCCACGCACGAGCTTGGCACCGAGTATGAATCCATCCTTTTGAGACGTACATATATCCATTTCAAGTTCTTTGAGTGCGTCACGTCGGTACATTTGATAGGTTTTATACACACGTGGCTCTTCGCGATTAAATGTCCGCATGTATTCGTAACATAGTTTTGGGTACAATACATCCTCGGCATCTATACATACACGTCCACCACCACGAACACCGTGTTCAATCACACTACGCGTGTGGGTATTCGCTCGACTGGGTGATTCTCTCGATCCAAAGGATGTTAATTTCAAGGCAAACATGGCGCTCGGAACACTGGACATGATTTTTGTCGTCACGGCTGACACGTGGTCGGCTTCTGATAACGGGCAGTTCTCGCGTGCGTAATCCAAAATAATATTGGATCCACGCGCGTAGACGCGTTGTATAACGTTTGCTAATTCATGGTTCAGGGCGGCATATCGGAGCATATCTTGAGAGAGTGAGAGATTTAAAAAAAGTCATCGGTACGATACAGTTTTGTCGTGTATGCGCCATTTTTAGTGAGGACACCGACACTCTCGTTTCCATAGAATTCGGGACATCCAATGTCTTCGGTACACTCACGACCGTTGTGTGAGACGGTCAAAGGATATAAATTTTCACCTGACGTCGTCGTATAGTAATGATATCTGTCCCGGTGTCCACGCACTTCACGACCGTACAATGGAAGCGTTTCGTTATTCGTTCCAATCAAGAGTCCCATGTGTTGCG